AAAACAGTTTTTGAGCCTATGGGATCAGGAAAAGTAGTAGATATTTATAAATACGTTTGTTTAAGTTGTGGATTTGTAGAGGAATATGCTGATATTGAAAAGTTCAACAAAGAATAAAAATAGAGATTATCAATAATTTAAAGAGTATCAATTAATTTAGATACTCTTTAAATTATTATTTATTTATATAAAATATGGTATAATTAGATAAGAAATTTGTAAGGGAGATGGGGACATGGGCTTAGATTTTTTTAAAGATGGAAATGAATTAAAACAAAAATCTAAAGAAGAAATACAAAAAGATATATACAATATTATAAATGAAAATGAGAAGATGGTAGATGAATTTAAAAGAAAAAAATGTGCATATTTAAAAAGATATATGGATGACGTGGATAAATTATTAACAAAAGAATTAAGTTTTGTTTTGACTTCTGATAATAGTTATGACGAAAAAATATATAAATTTATGAAAAATGAAGAAGAGTATTCTATTAAAATATCATCAATGTTTATATCATATAATAAACCTAAAAGTCATACAACTTATGCTTATAATTTATTTTATAAAAAGGATAATGTATATTTTGAAAGTTTAAAGGGATGGGATGAAACTATTAATACATATACAAATTATACAAGTTATGATAAAGATATAAGTGAATATTTGAAAGAATACAATAAGTCAAAAAAAATACTAGAAGAAAATAAAAAATTGTATAATGAAATGAAAGATGTTAATCAAGAGGATTTATTTATATTTGGAATTAAACAATCTAGCGCTTCTTCTATATCAAGAGATGAAAAAGATGTTAAAAAATATAATAATTTAATTGATTTTATAAAAGAAATTTTGTGATTTATTAAAAATGAAGTAATTAACAATCATTACAATATATGGAATGTTATGGTGCTTTCTTTTAGAAAATCTATTAAAATAGATAAGAATACTAGAATTAATCTAAGTAAAACAGGTGGTATTGTACATCAGCAGGAGTTAAAGGTGTTAGAGGTAGTGTTAGTAAAAAAGATATTAGAATACATAATGTATATTATAGAAAATTCATAACATGTATTTGTTAGGAGGCTAAAACATGAGTAAAGGCAATACATTAGATATTATATATAAAATATTAAGTAGATTAGATAAAGCTATGGATGAAGAAAATCCAGACTTATCAGATATATCATTTGAAACATTAGATATTAGTGAAATTAAATGGGTTAGAATATTACAAATGATGGTTGAACGAGGATTAATAGATGGAGTAGAATTTATTGATTTTTGTGGACAAAGCTATCCAAGTGTAAAATTTATGGATATAAGAATAACATTAGAAGGTATTGAATATTTAATGGATAATTCTACACAAGCAAAATTATTTAGAGCAGCAAAAGAATTAAAGGATTTTATTCCAGGATTATAAAAAATTAAATATATAATCAGTAAGAGTCATATTATTGACTCTTTTTTATTTTGAGGAGGCAGAGAGGTGTTAAAGAGTATAAACAAATTAAGAGAAATTATTATTAAAGGACAGATTAAAAGAATATTTGTGTTTGATAGTTGGAATAAACATTTTGTAAATATAATTATAAAAGAATTTGATGGTTTAAATATAGATATATGTGTTATTAAAAATAGTTTAAGATGTGTGGAAGGAATAAGTTTTAATAATAAGGATTGTATAATATTTAATGAAACGATTCTAAATAATTATAGTGAAGTAAGCAATTACATATTGCAACAAGCTAATATTAATAATGTCCTTATAAAAGTATTTAATGAAGATGTAGATAATTATTATAAAGGTGTTGAAACTATAGAGTTACCGAAAGGTGAAAGAATTAAAACAGATAAAGGTAAAGTTACAGTAAAAATTAAATTAGATACAAAAGAAGTAATGAAAGATGTAAGGGAGACTATGAGAGAAAGTATAAAAAGAAATATAGAAGTAATTATATAGGAAGGTGATTATTATTGCTTTAAAGAAATTGTGCAGGTGTGGAAAAATAATAGACTATAATAAAAGAATGTGTGATGAATGTAAGAATAAATATGATAACAGTAAGAAAGAAAACTATAAAGAATATAAGAAGAATAGAAAAGATAATAGAGAACAGAAGTTTTATTCTAGTAAGGAATGGATATCAGTAAGAGATATGGTAAGAAGAAAGTATAATAATTTATGTTTATATAGTTATTATGTTGATAAGGAAGTAAAGTATTGTAATGTAATGCATCATATTATAGAGCTTAAAGAAGATTGGGATAAGAGATTAGATATAGATAATCTTATTCCTTTATCTGATAAAGTCCATAAGATAGTGCATAGAGCATATGATAGAAGTACTAAGGATAAGAAACAAATCCAAGAACTATTAAGAGAACTAAAAAGAAAATATGAAAAGGAATTTGGTACTAATTTAAAAAGTTAGTGCTTTTTTATTTTTTTGAATTAATCCCCCACGGGTAGATTTCTATATATATTTATTAAAAAGTCCGAGGTGCAGTCTTCATTTTACAAAATTCTAAAAACCAACGTTTAGGGGGTAAGTATTATTAATTGGAAAGGGGTGATTACAATGGCACGACCAAAAAAAATGTTAGCAATACAAGAAGGACATCTAGAGAAAAAACAACAAGAAGAAAAAAAATTACAAGAACAAATAATACAAACTGGAATGGAACAATTAGAAAAGCCTCCAAAATGGTTAAGGGATTCTTTAGCTAAAAAAGAATGGAAAAGATTAGTTGAACAATTCAAAACTTTAAGTGTAATAAGCAATTTAGATTTAAATAATTTGGGTGCTTATTGTAACGCTTATTCTAGTTACATAGAAGCTACAAAAGAATTAAAAGGACAACTATTAACTATAGAATACACGAATAAAGGTGGAGCAACTAATGTTATAGAAAATCCTCTAATAAAAATACAATTAAAATATTCTGATGAAATGAAAAAATACAGTAGTCTATTAGGATTGACTATTGATAGTAGGTTAAAAATAGCAACTCTTAAACTTACAGAAACTAAAAAAGATATTGTAGATGAGTTTGGTGACATTTAAGTGACCATTAAAGAAGAATTAATTAGATACTGTAATAATTGTTTAAAGGATGTTTTTGTAAGTAAATTTGAAACATATATAAGTTGCGAAAAACATAAATGGGCTTGTCAAAGGTTTTTAAATGATATAGAAAAATTAGAAAATTATAAAGATTATATTTACTATTGGGATGAAGAAGAAGCTCAAAAGATTGTCAAATGGTTTACATATTTAAGACATAGTAAAGGTGAATTAGCGGGACAACCAATAATATTGACTATATGGCAAAAGTTTTTTATATGCCAAATTTATGGTTGGAGAAGAAATGATAATAAGAGACGTAGATTTAAAAAAAGTTTTATAGAATGTGCTAGAAAACAAGCTAAATCACAGATGGAAAGTGGTATAGCTTTATATGAATTAGCTTGTGGTAGCACAAGAAATGATGAAATATATGAGATATGTTGTGCGGGTATCAAAAGAAAACAAAGTAAAGTTGTATTTGAAGAAGCTAAATTAATGTTAAAAGGGAGTCCGTTATCAACTAAGTTTAAATGTACAAGAGATTATATAATGCACATAAAAACAGGTAGTACAATGATTGCATTAAGTAAAGAGGATGGTACTAAAAATGATGGAGGAAATATGGCACTATTCATATTAGATGAGTACCATCAACACACTACAGATGATTTTTATACCATGGCTAGTTATGGACAAGCTACAAAAGAACCGTTATTAATGATTATAACGACAGCAGGCGTTGACCTTAATAGTCCCTGCTATACACAAGAATATAAATATTGCAGTGAAATACTAAATCCTAATATAGATGTTGAAAATAATACATATTTTATTGATATATTAGAATTAGATAAAAAAGATGATATACATAATAAGACAAATTGGTGGAAGGCAAACCCTTTACGAATGACATACAAAGCAGGACAAGAAAAAATACAAGAAGAATATGAAATAGCAAAGCAAATACCAGAAAAAATGCCATCATTTATGACTAAATGTTTGGATATATGGGTACAAGCAAAAGAAAACAGTTATATGGATATGGCTAAATGGAAGGCTTGTGAGATAAAAAAAATTCCATATGATCTAAACAATAGAGTATGTTTTATCGGAGGAGATATGTCTTCTAAAATAGACTTGACTTCTTTAGCTTTTATTATACCGATAATGGATAATGGAGTTAAAAAGTATGTTATATTTAGTCATTCTTTTATACCAAGTAGAGAAAAATTAATGGAAAGAACGCTAAAGGATAAAGTCCCTTATGATGCTTGGGAAAGAATAAAAGATGAATATGGCAAATCAAAGTATATAACTATAACTAATACTCCAATAGTAGATCAAAATGTAGTAATTAAATATGCTATAGATTTTTGTAAAAGATATAATTGGGAAATTGATACATGGTGTTTTGACCCTGCTAATGCTACGAAGATAATGCTAGATATAAGTGATATGGGCTATGATGTTACTGAATTATTCCAATCACATAATAAATTAAATGAAAGTACAGTAGCTTTAAGAGAAGAAATATATATGGGCAATGTAATATATTTACCTAATCCAGTTCTAAATTTTGCTATGAGTAATGCAGTAATAAAGAGTAATAATGGGTTAATTAAAATAGATAAAGATGCAACTAAAAAGAAAATAGATCCAGTAGATGCTTTAATATGTGGTTTTAAAATGGCTTGGCTACATGAAGAAAAAACTAATTTAAATGAACTTATTAAGAAGGGAGAGTGGACACTATAGGAAAAATAATTAAACAATATTTAATGATACTAGTTATGTTTATAATGAAAAATATAGATGATATATTGATTTTAGGAGGATGTAGTGTATTAACTACAGCTTTTTTTATTTATATAAGTAAATTTAGTGGAATGATAGCACTGTCAACGATTTTGATTTTGATAGGTTTAATCTTAAGTAAACTACCTAAAAAGGATAGTAATTAATAATGATATTAATAAATTTACTATAGAAAGGTAGGTGAAATAAATGGGCATATTTAATAAAATGTGGGCTATAAAAAATACAACAACTGAAACAGTAGATCCGAGTGATTGGTTTACAAGTTTAATAAAAAGTAGAACTACAACAAGTGGAGAGAAAGTAACAAAAGAAAGTGCTTTAACAACAAGTGGAGTGTATGCTTGTACTGATATAATAGCTAGTTCTATAAGCAAATTACCTATTCATATATATCAGAAAGATAAAGATGGCAGTAATAGAGTTGATAATGATGTTAGTTATTTACTTGAAAAGAGACCTAATTTATATATGACACCTAGCATATTTAAACATACATTAACAGTTAAATTATTGTTAGATGGTAACACTTATGTGTGGGTAGAAAGGCGAAGAGGTAAAGCAATTAATCTTTGGATTTTAAACAATGTACAAGTTCTACAGGACTCTACAACAGGTGAAATTATATATAAAGCAACTTTAAATAATAAACCTAATACCTTTTTTAGTGATGAAATAATACATATAAAAAGTTTATCTACAGATGGAATATTAGGAAAAAGTAAAATAGATATACTTAGAGAAACTATAGGAAATATGCAAAGTAGTAGAAAATTATTAGGTAATTATTTTAAAAACGGGACTACTACAAGTGGTGTAATAACTTATCCTAGTAATCTTAATGCTGATGCAAAAACTGAAATAAGAAAGCAATGGCAAGAAAATAATAGTGGATATGATAATGCTGGTAAAGTTGCTGTATTAGATTTAGGACTAGAATATAAGGAAATAAATAGCTTGAAATTTACTGACCAGCAGTTTTTAGAATCTACAAAATTTACACTTGAAGAAATTGCTAGAGTATTTAAAGTACCACTACACATGATTAATTCTCTTGATAGAAGTACCTTTAATAATATAGAGCAACAGAGTTTGGACTTTTATATGAATACTATATTACCTTTACTATTGCAAATTGAAGAAGAATTTAATTATAAATTATTTAGTAGTACACAAAGAGAAAAATATTTTATTAAATTTAATATGGAAGGTGCTTTAAGGGGAGATAGTGCTACCAGAAGTAGTTATTACGAAAAAATGATGAATTTGGGAGTATATAGTATTAATGAAGTAAGAAAGCTTGAAAATATGAATTCTATAGGTATTCAAGGTGATACTCATAGAGTTGACTTAAATCATGTTGATATAAAAGTAGCTAATGATTATCAATTAGCGAAAGCAAATTCTAAAAAGAAGGGTGGTGAAATAGATAATGAGTAAGTTTTATGAATTTAAAAACAAGACAGATAAGAATATAGATATATATGTTTATGGTGAAATTATAGGTGGTTCTGAAAAATGGGATGAATCAGATGTAACATTTAATGATTTTAGAGATAATTTGGAGCGATTGACAGGTAAAGAAACTATAAATATGTATATAAATTCTGTGGGTGGAAGTGTAACAACTACACAAGGTATTATAGCCATGTTGAAGAGAGCAAAAGAAAAAGGTGTAACAATAAATGCTACTATAGATGGAATTGGTGCTAGCTGTGCAAGTTTTTTACCATTAGTGGCTGACAATGTTTATGCTTATAATTCTAGTTTACTAATGGTTCATCATCCTTATACTTTATGTATAGGAAATGTTGATGAATTGCAGAAACAAATAGATTTATTGAATAAAATAGAAAATAGTGTAATGATGCCACTTTATTTAAATAAAGCTAAAGAAGGTATAACAAAAGATGAAATAAAAGATTTAGTTGATAAAGAAACATGGTTAAATGCTAAAGAAATGAGTGAAATATTTAATATAGAAATACTTGAAGATGATAAAGATTTAGTAGCTTGTGTAAAAGATAAATCTATATTAAATAAATATACAAATGTACCTAAACAACTTAAAAATAAACTATTAGAAGATAAGAAAACTATAGTAAAGACAGAGAATGTAAAAGATAAAGAAGAATTAGAATTAGCAAAAGCTAGACTTAGACTATTGTATTTATAGTCTTTTTTTTATTCAAAAATTAAATTTTAAAATGAAAGGATTGATTAGTAATATGACAAAAGTACAAGAAATACAAGCCAAAATTCAGGAAATGAAAGGTGAAGCTAAGAATCTTAAAACTGCTGATGATATAAATGCAAAAATAAAAGAAATTGAAGATTTGCAAGCTCAGTTAAAAATTGCAGAAATGGAGGAAAATGATGAAAAGAAAGCAGTAGAAAATAAAATAAAAGAAGGAAAAATGAAAAATTTAAGTGAGGAAAAGGATATTAATAATATGGGAAATAAAGTGATATATAATGGAAGTTTATTTGCAAAAGCAATTGCAGATGCAACATTGAGATCTAGAAACAAGAAAGGATTTGTATTTAATGAAGGGGAACAAAGGGCTATATCTGAACATGTAGGAGAAGATGGTGGCTTTACAGTACCTGAAGATATAAAAACTGAAATAAATAAGAGATTAAGAGATACCACAGATATATCTAATCTAGTTAATTTTGAAAAAGTTTATACTAGAAGTGGACAAAGAACATATGAAAAGAGAAAAAAGCAAACTGAACTAACTAATCTTGATGAGTATGGAAAAATACAAGAAGTAGATTATAGACAATTAGAGAGAATTTCTTTTAAACTACACGATTGTGCAGGACTTAAAACCATCCCAAATGATTTACTAGAATTTGCAGGAAAAGGGTTAAAGAATTTTATAATAGAATGGTTAGTAGATAAAGTTAGATTTACTAAAAATATCAAAGTACTTTATGGTACTGGTGGAGAAAATGAAGTACAAGGAATAATGACTTATAAGGATATAAAAGTTATTGATTTATCAGCAACAGCAACTATAAAAGATTTTAAAAAGTTAATAAATGTTGAATTACCTTCTTATTATAAGACTTCTGCAACTTGGGTTACTAATCAAGATGGATATAATTTCTTAGATTGCCTTGAGGATAAACAAGGTAATTCTTATTTAAGACCAGATCCTAAGAATGATGAAGTTGATAAATTATTAAGAAAAAATGTAGTTGAATTACCAAACGAAGTATTAGAAACTAAGGATGGTAAAATTCCAGTAATTTTAGGTGATTTAAAATCTTTATATACATATTATTCTGATGGAGAATATCAACTTTTATCTACTAATATTGGTGGCGGTTCTTTTGAATCTAATACAACTAAAACTAGATTAATCTATAAGATGGATGGGGGAATTGTAGATAAGGATGCTGTAATAATTGCCTATATTCCTACAACAGTTGTTGAAAAAGCTACCAAATAGCTAAAAAATAAGTATAAGGATATAAATTAAGTTCCTATATAGGTTCTTTTTTTATGTCCTTTTTTAATAAAGTAGGTGATTAGATTGATAGTAACATTAGAAGAAATAAAACAGTATTTAAGGATAGAATCAGATTGCATAGAAGAAGATAGCTTTTTAGAGCTATTGGAAAAAAGTGCAGAGCAATATATTAAAAATACTACAGGAAAACTATTTGATGATAGAAATGATTTAGCAAAGTTAGCGTGTTTAATTTTTATCTGTGATAGGTATGAAAATAGAGGAAGTGCTGATTTAACTATAAAGGCACAAAATGCGTTAAGTTATATACTTGCACAATTAAGTTATTGTTATGTAGGTGATAAAAATGAAAGTTAAGACAGGAGAAATGAGACATAGAATAACTATTCAAAAATATACTACAACACAAAATGAAAATGGATTTGATATAGAAGAATGGGATGATTATAAAACTGTATGGGCAAGCATGAATAATCTATGGGGTAAAGAATTTTATGCAGCAAAGGCTACAAATTCTGAAAATACAATAGAATTTATAGTTAGATATTCTAAAGATTTAGAGAAAATTAATTCTAAGGAATATAGAATTAAAACTATAAAAGATAAAAATGCTACAAAAGAAAAAGATAAATACAGATATTTTGATATAACCTTTATAGACAATATTAAATATGAAAATAAGTGGCTAAAGATTAAAGCTGTTGAGGTGATTTAATTGGCTGATGGAATAATTGTTGAAGGTATGGATGAAATTTCTAAAATATTTCAGGATATGACATTAAGTGAAGCTGATAAAAGAAACGCTATAAGAAAAGGATTAGATGTTATTGATAAAAGCTTAGATAGACAAATACCAATAGGCAAAACTAAAAGGTTATCTAAAAGAAAGAAAAGTGTTAAAAAAGAAGGGCTTGCTACAGTTGGGACAACTAGATTAACGGCTTTTTATGACTTTATAAGAGAATTTGGTACGAGCCAATCAAAGGCTCATGTAGGTTTCTTTGATAGAGCGGTAAAAGGTAGTGAAAATGAAGCAATTGAAGCAGTTGCAAAAGAATTATTAGATAAAGCAAAGTAGGTGGTGATATGAATATAAAAAAATATTTATTAAATACTTTAAATAACAAAGAAATAATAGATTTGTTACCAGATGAAAAAGTATTTTTTCTTCATGCTGATAATCCAGCTAAAGATTTATATCTTGAATATGAGATTATTAATGAGTATGGAATTGAGTATTCTGAGGGAAATGAAAATTTTACTACTTATATAGTTCAAGTAGATATATTTTCTACTGGAGACTATACACAAATTGAAAATATAGTTAAAAGAATAATGATACATAATGGATTTAATAGAGATATGGCAGCCCACCTTTATGAGAAGGAAACTGGCTTATACCATTGTGCAATGCGTTTTAATATAAGTTTATCAAGTTAAGAAGGTTAAATGGGCTCTATATCCATAAGACCTTCTTTTTTAATGTAAAAAATTAATTTAAAAATTGAAAGGATGGGATTTTAATATGGCAGATAAAGTAGTACCAATAGTTGACTTGAAAAAATTATATGTGGCTGAAGTTAAAGAAGACGGTTTAATTTCACTATTTGGAGAGCCAAAATATTTTGAAGGTGTAAAGGAATTGGGGTTGAAACCAAAAGTTAATTCTGATGAATTCTATGCAGAAGGGATTTTGTGGATATCCAATACTACATTAGCTAATATAGATGTAGAAATTGATATAACTGACTTAAAGAAAGAAGAGGAAGCATTTTTGCTTGGACATAAGTTGGCAACGGAAGGTGGAATAATTAGAAGTGCCAATGATAAAGCTCCAGAAGTGGCACTTTTATACAAGGCTATAAAAGCAAATGGTAAAGCTAGATATGGAATAATGTATAAAGGCACATTTTCTATAGGTGATGAAAGTTATAAAGGAAAAGAAGGTAAAACAAATTATCAGACTAAAAAATTAAAAGCAACTTTTGCTCCACTTCATTCTAATGAAATGTGGAATTGGAAAGTAGACGAAGAAGAAGGTATGACAGATGAAAAATTCTTTAAAGAGGTAATAATACCAACAGAAAAGGTTGAAACTACAGGAAAAGCAATATTAGATAAATAATTTATAGGGTAGATTGATTTCTACCCTTATTTTTATTAAAAAATTAGATTGAGGTGATTATATGTTAGATAAAATAAGAAAGCAAAAAATAGGTGATAAAGAATATAGTTTTAGGATGGTTAATAAAACAATTCGAAAGATAGATGAAAAGTATGGTAATTATGGCGATGTGATTTTTGGGTTAATGGAAGGAAAACAATTCTATACAAATACTCTCAAATTAATAAGCTTAAGTTGTATTGAAAAAGAATGGGATATAGAAGAATTAGAAGATGCAATGACAGCAGAGCAATATCAGGAAGTAACCGTGTTAGCAGTAAATATTTATTTAGACTACATGGGATTAAATGAAGAAACTGAGGAAGAAAGGGCAGAAAAGAAAGAAGTTAAAAAAGAAAAAAACTAAATGACCAGTCTGAATCTAGATATTTAATAGATTTTGACTGGCTTTTTTATATTAGTAAAGTACATTTACATTACACTAAAGATGAATTTTGGGATAGTACTCACGCAGAAATTTATAAGATGTGGAAAGCGCATATTAAATTTAATGGTTGGGAAGTTAAAAATAATAATGAAGAAAATAATACTAAAAGTGATATAAATTATAAAAAAGTGAATATAGAAGATATAGCATTTTTATAGAAGGGAGGTTAACTAATTGGCTAGTAATACAGAAAAAAGAATTACGGCAAAGATGGTGCTTGATAGTACAGGATATAATGATAAATTAAAAGGACTTAACGCTGAAATGAAAAAGCACCAAGCAGAATTGAAGTTTGCAAGTCAAGGTATTAAAAGTTTTGGTAAAGATTCTGAAAAATTAAAATCTGTACAGGAAGCATTAAGCAAGCAAGTAGAATTACACTCTAAAAAAGTGGATATATATAGTAAAGCTATAGAAAAAACTAAAACCAAATTAGACGATAATATAAAAGTTAGAGATAAATTAAAAAAATCTTTAGATGATGCTAATAAGAAATATGAGCAAGCCGTTAAAGTATATGGAAAAGAAAGTGAACAGGCTAAAAAAGCTAAAGAAGAAGTAGATAGATTAAAACAAGAACATGAAAAAGCTAGTAAAGCAGTTGAAACTAACGCTAAACAAGTTCAAAACTATGAAACTAATATGAACAAGGCTAATGCTGAAATGGTAAAGATCCAAGGAGAACTTAAGAAGGTAAATGGAGAACTTGAAAAAAGTAATAATAAATGGTTAAAAGCTGGCGAAAGTCTAAAAAAGTCTAGTGAAAAATTAAAGAATATCGGCGGTGGAATGGAAAAAGCGGGAGAAGGAATATTAAAGATTACTGCACCTTTAGCCGCAGGAGGAATAGCTAGTCTTAAATTTGCTACTGATTTTGAAGATAGTATAGCAAAGGTTAGTACTATAGCGGATACAACACAAGTTCCTATAGGTGATTTAAGAAAAGGAATCTTAAAACTTTCTAATGATACTGGCATAGCTAGTACTGAGATAGCTAATAATGTATATGATGCTATAAGTGCTGGGCAGAAAACGGGAGATGCAATTAATTTTGTAAGAAATTCAACCAAACTTGCTAAGGCTGGATTTGCTGAAGCTGGACAATCTTTAGATGTTCTTACTACTATAATGAATGCATATAAGATGAAAGCTCAAGATGTTACAAAGGTAAGTGACTATTTAATTACTACACAAAATGAAGGTAAAGTAACAGTAGGAGAATTATCTTCCGTAATGGGTAAAGTTATTCCAACAGCAGTTGCGACGAATACAAGTTTAAAACAAGTTACAGCTGGATATGCACTTATGACTAAGAATGGTATTAAGGCAGCTGAAAGTACAACTTATATGAATGGTATGTTAAATGAAATGTCTAAAACAGGTAGTACAGCAGACAAAGCAATAAAAGCTGTTAGTGGAAAAAGTTTTCCCGAATTAATGAAAAGTGGTAAAAGTGTTAGTGATGTATTAAATATGATGAATGATTATGCTAAGAAAAATAATCTTAGTTTAAAAGATTTATTTGGAAATGCTGAAGCAGGTAAGGCAGCATTAGTTTTAAGTACAAATGCTGGTACTGATTTTAATGAAATGCTAGGGAAAATGGAACAAAGTGCAGGAGCAACAGATAGAGCATTTGGCAAGGTTACTAATACTGCTGGTGAAAGATTTAAAAAATCACTTAACAAAATTAAAAATGAAGCTATAAGATTAGGTGATGCAATTGCTCCAATGATGGATAGATTAAGCGAATTAATGTCTAAATTAAGCGATAAACTTAGTGGACTTTCAAACGAACAGTTAAAAAATATAGCTAAATGGGGTTCTATGTCTATTGCGACTGGAAGTTTCCTTAAGGTTGGTGGTAAAGCAGTAAGTGGTATAGGAAGTTTAGTAGGTGGTATTGGACAAGCTACAGAATGGATAGGTAAATTAAGTGGTGCAACAAAAGTAGCAGAAAGTGTAGCAGGAGGTGCTAGTGTAGCAACAGCAGGAGTAACTAAAGGTATAAGTGCTATGGGACTGGCTACGAAAGCAGGAACATTACTTCTTAATCCTTGGGTCTTAGGAATTGGTGCTGCAACAGTTGCTGGTATAGCACTATATAAGCACTTAAAAAAGGATGCAACACCAAGTGTAGACCTATTTGCAGATAAAGTCTCAAAAAGCAATACGGCTATGATGAATTATAGTGCTGTATCAAAAGGTGTTGAAACTTCAAATGTTAAAATATCTAAATCTACTAAACAAGCAGTAGGTGCTTACATGGATTTAGATAAAAAAGCAAGCAAGTCTATGTTAAATTTAGTTGCTAATTCAAATAAGTTTAGTAAGCAAACTAAAGACAAAGTATTAAAAAATTTTACTGATATGAGTAAAAAATCTAGTTCACTTTCTAATGAGCAAAAAAACGCTATGACAATCAATTTTAAAAAATTAGTTACTGATACAGGAGTATTAACTAAGAGAAATAAAGATGAAATAATAAAACAATATACTGCAATGGTAAATGGAACTAAAGGGCTTACAAAAAGACAGAAGGATCAAACTATAAAAGAATTTACAGATACTTTAAATAAAAGTACTGCAATTACAAAACAACAATCTGATAATTTGCAAAAAATATATAAAGATATGGGAGATAAAATTAAGATTGGTTTAGATAAAAAGAAAGCAGAAGAGTTACAAAGCCAACAAGATTTCTTTTCTAAGAGTAATGTACTAACTACTACGGAAGAGGCTAAAATATTACAAACAACTGCAACTAGTTGGGAGAATAAGAAAAAAACAATAGATGGATTACAAAATCAAATTAATTCTATTATTAAGAATGCAGCTGATAATCACAGACAAATTACAACAGAAGAAGCTAAGACGATAGATGGATTACAAAAGAAGATGAAAGAAAATGCTGTGAAAACTCTATCTGCTAGTGAAGTTGAGCAAAAGGTAATAATGGAAAGGCTAAAATCTTATAATGGAAGAATAACCGCAGAGCAAGCATCAGAGGTAATAAAGAACGCAGAAAAGCAAAGACAAGGAACAGTAGACAAAGCTAATAAACAGTACGATGGAACTGTAAGAAACATAATAAAACTTAGGGATGAAAGCAAAGTTATATCTGCGGCTACTGCTGATAAAATGATTAAAGAAGCAGAAAGACAAAGAAAGGAAACAATAAATAAGGCAAATGACCAAAAAAAACAAGTAGTATCTAAGGTGAAAGGTATGAATAGTGATATTGGTAAAAGTGTAAACACTACCACAGGAGATATATTATCTAAATGGGATAAACTAAAATCATGGTGGTCTAATTGGCATCCTGACGCTAAACAATTTAATTATACTTTAAGAGGAATTGAAACCAAAGGCGTACAGAAAAAATGGACAGGAGATAGATATTTTAGTGGTGGATTAACATATTTACATGATGCACCGGGACATAATTCTAATTACGAATTGTACGATTTGCCAAGAGGCACAAGAATTTTTAACCATGATGCTAGTGCTGATTTGGTTATGAAAACAGCGGAAAATGTAGCAACAAAAGTAGCGAATAGTTTGCTAAGTGGATTTAAAGGGACTAATGGAGTAAATGTAACACAGAATATATATGCTCCAGTACCAACTCCAAGTGAGATGGCAAGACAATCTAAAAATAATTTAAGAGAATTAGCCTTACAATGGTAGAATTGAGGTGGTGATGTGAATAAAAAAGAAAAATTTATATTTGAAAATGAGAAAGGACAACAGATAGAATTTTCTATTTGGAGTCCTTTTTTCTTAGAAAATATAGATGGTATAAGTGGTTTAAAGAATATTATTTATAGTAGCAAAGGAATGGGACAAGATGGATCTACTAATACAGGTAGCACCTTGGATGATAGAAATATAGTTATTCAAGGTGCTATAACAGAAAATAAAGAATTAAACAGAGAAAAATTAATAAGTATAATAAATCCTAAATTAAAATCTAAATTAATTTATACAGATGGAAATATGAAAAAATATGTAGAATGTATAGTGGAAACTGCACCTATTATACCCAAAGAAAATAGACCTAAATTTCAAATAAGTCTTTTATGTAATAATCCATATTGGAAAGATTATATTGATAGTAAAGTTAATATAGCACTATGGAAAGGCGATTTTCATTTCCCTTTAGTAATTCCACAAGGGAAAGGCATTACAATGGGGCATAGAGAGCCTTCTTTAATAGTCAATGTTCTAAATAATGGACAGGTTAAAACAGGTATGATAATAGAATTTTTTGCAAGAGGTACTCTTAAAAATCCATCTTTATTTAATGTAAATACCAGAGAGTTTATAAAGATTAATAAAGGAATGGTTGCAGGAGAAAAATTTATTATAAACACTAATTATAGTAAGAAAAAGATATTACAAGAACTTAATGGTATTACCACAGATATATTAAATTATTTAGATATTGTTGGTGGAGGAGACACTTTTCTACAACTAGATGTTGGAGATAATCTTTTTAGATATAATGCAGATAGTAATCTAGATAACTTAGAAGTTAACATATATTTTAGTCCACAATATTTGGGGGTGTAGTTTATGGAATTATATATATTTAACAGGGATTTAGAATTAAAAGGTATATTAGATACATTTACATCTCTTAGATGGGTTAGAAAATATAACAAAAGCGGAGAGTTTGAATTACATTGTGCTTTAAATTTTAATACCTTAGATTTATTAAAAAGAGAAAATATAGTTTATAAAAAGGATGACGTAGAAGCTGGATATATAGAAACAAGGCAACTAAAAATAGGAGAAGATGGACAAGAATATTTAGAAGTTAAAGGAAAGTTTTTAACTAATTATTTAGATAGGCGCATTAGTTGGGATAGAGTTAGTTTTGATGGGAAAACAGAGGATTTAATGAGAAAACTAGTATTAGAAAATGCTATAACTCCAACTAATCTAGATAGAAAAATCCCAAATTTAATTTTAGGAGATTTAAAAGGATTTACAGAAGATATTAAATATACTAACAGCTTTGGAAATATAATAGAACAGCTAGAAAATATAAGTAACACAAATAATCTAGGATATAGAAATATATTAAATATTAAAAATAGAAAAATACTGTTTGATGTATATAAAGGTGTTGATAGAACCATAAACAATGGAACTACAGCACCTTGTATTTTTAGCCGGGATTTTGAAAATATATTAGAACAGGAGTATACAGATAGCTTAAATAATTATAAAAATACAACTTTAATAGCTGGTTCAGGAGAAGGAAGTGCTAGGAAAATAACATCTATAGAAAATGGAACTGGATTAGATAGATATGAGTTGTACGTAGATGCTAGAGATATAACTGATAAAGAGGAAAAGAAAAAAATGGTAACGGATTATGATGAAGAAGGTAATGTTACTGGAGAACATGAGGAAACAGAAGAAGTTGAAATCCCTTGGGAACGGTATAAACCTTTGTTACTTCAAAGAGGTAAAGAAAAATTAGAAGAATGTAAGGAAATACAAACCTTTGATAGTAAGATAAACGTATTAGGTAATAACAAATATAAAGTTGATTATGATTTAGGTGACATTGTAACTATAGTAGATAAAAAGTGGGGAATAAGAATAGACACGAGGGTGACGGAAATAGAAGAAGTTTATGAGGAAAAAGGGTTAGAGGTTAATGCAGTGTTTGGAAATAACATTCCTACAATTATAGATAAAATTAAACAGGTGGTGAGATAGTGGAAAAAAGCAGTTTTTTTAATGCAATTATAGATCAAAATGGTACTCCCGATAGGGTTTATTTAGCTGAAGATTTTGCTAAATATTTTAGTACTTTTATAGGGAATGGTGTATTTCCTAATCCAGCAAACCAATTGCAAGTAGTTGCTGTAGATAATAATATGCAGATAAGAATTAAAGCAGGGTTTGCTTGGATTAATGGGTATATGTATCAAAATACAGATGACTATATTTTGAAGTTAGACCCAGCAGATGGAGTATTAAATAGAATAGATAGGATAGCTTTAAGATTAGATTTTTTAGAAAGAAAGATTAAAGCGATAGTAAAAAAAGGACAATATGCAAGTAGTCCAGTTGGAACAATGTTACAACGTGATGCGGATGCTTATGAAATTGCTATAGCAGATGTATATGTAAGAGCTGGCGTTATAAGTGTAATGCAAAGTAATATTACAGATACAAGATTAAATTCAGAGCTTTGTGGTATAGTGCATGGAACAATAAAACAAGTAGATACTACAGAAATATTTAGGCAGTACCAAGCTTGGTTTTTAGAGAATAAATCTAAACATGAAAAAGACTTTGAAGTTTGGATGAATGAATTTAAAATAGTCACAGGAAAGAGATTTACTGATTGGGTGAATGATTTGAAAAATTCTCTAGATCCCAACGAAGATATTGCCGCACAATTGCAGATGCAGATATCAGAAAATAAGTTACAATTGGCTGATATTACGACAGATAATAAAAGATTAACTAAAGACAAAACAATCACAGGAGCTATAAATGAGCTTTTTACCTCTGCCAGTAATGGGAAAACTAAAGTAGCTACTGCTATTACTGGCAAAGGAGTACCAGCAAGTGGTAGCGATTCGTATGATACTTTATCAAATAAAATTAAAAATATAAAAACAGGGTATACACAAAATGATTTGATAAATATTGAGAATGTAGAATTCTCAATAAAAAATATTTTTTCTAAAAATATGGATTCTGGTATGCTATTTTTTATAAAAGATTATATATATGTAATTAATTGGAAGGATTCTATAAAGAAATATAGTTTAGATGGGAATTTAATATTATCGAAGAAAATAGATCATAACGGTTTTAGCTCAGGTTCTTATACTTATTTTGATGATATTTATAAAATCTTTTTTCATAATAATTATTTTTATATTTTTAATAAAGGTTTAAAACATAGTGGAGAATATTATTATAAAATAAATGCAGAAACTTGTGATATTACACGTATATCTACTTATGGTTTTGGAGGCGATCATGCTTATAGTTATTCTGGTTATGGTGGAGTTGCAATAAATAATGATGGAATTTGTTGTGGATATAATGAACGTAGTGGAGAAGTTTTTTTATTTCGTTTAAGTTATGCAGATATTATATGGAGTAAGTATTTATTTGGATGGAATACTAAATATGAATTTAAATATAAATTTTCAAATATATTTTCAGATGGAACTGATTTTTATATCAGTTGTGATTATTCAAGTGGTAGTTATTATAAAATTAATGTAAATGGTGATATAACTGAATTAGAAAAAAAATCATTACCTTATGAATCAAATAGTGTAATGTTAGGTGAATATGTATATTGGTATGATTCTAATAAAAAAATATGGAGATATAATATTAAAACAAATAAAACAGAACAGATCGGTTTAGAATGTAAATATATTGAATTAGATTTTTTAAGAAAATATTTATATATTTATACAGGTAGTATACTTCATAAAATAGATAAAAGTGGTAATATTATCTGTTCTTATAATTGTACAGATGATCATTTTTTAGGATCAGACAAAGATGGTTGTATATATTTTTATAATAACAATGTTATTAATAAAACCACGCTAGCTTATAAAGTTTTAGTATAATAGTATATCAATTAATATAGGAGGTAGAAATTATGATATTTTTAGGTGAACTAAAAAAGATTGAAGAAAATAAAATTAAAGCAAAATTTATGCATTATATGCCTTTTGACAATGTTTATGGTCTACACAAGACAAAAGAAGAATTAGAACAAGAAGGAATTCTTATAGAAAATATACCAGAACCAAAGTATATAGAAAATAAACAAGCTATAATGTATTGGAATCCTGCAGATAAACAAATATTCTATGAATATGAAGATGTTCTAAAATCTGATGAAGAATTAGAACAACAGAAACAACAATCCTTAAATGCAAAATTGCTTAAAGATAATGCAGAGATACAAATAGAATTAAATAAACAGAAAGAATTAAATGCAGATTTATTATTAAAAATAGCACAATTAGGAGGTAATGCAAATGCTTAGTTATATTAAAGAATATTTTTTAATGGGATTATATGTGGAAGAAGATTTAGATATTTTTGTACAAGCAAAATGGATAACTATAGAAGAGAAAGAAAATATAATTAAGACACAATAGATAAATTATATACATTTATACTTATTAGTGTGTATTTATAATTTATAGTATGTATTGTATAATTTCCAATAGGGGGGATTGCATATGGCAACTATAAGAAAAAATATTACACTAGATCCTGAAATATATAAAAATTTTTGTAAGATAGCTGAAAGAAAAGGAATAAGGATGTCTACATGGATTAATGCAAAAATGAAAGAGTTTATAGAAGAACAAGAAAGGGTTATAGAAGGATAAGATGTGTATGATGTGTATAAAATTTACATTTTTGATTTCGGATTGACAAATTTTCATATATCATATATACTATATAAATGATGCAAATATTAAAAAGAAGGGTTTAAGAGGTTAGAACAGATATTAATTTTGAAGAATATGAAAATTTAATTGGAAAACTAAGTAATCCAAAAGTAAGAGAATGGTATATTTATCATGATAAAAACATTGTTAATAAAATAGATAAATCATTAGCAATAAAAGAGCAAGCTATAAAGGCTCATTTATTAAGAAACAAATATAGAATGCAAGCTAGAAAATTAATGAAAGATAGAGAGTTAGCAGCATATTTGAATATTAATAATTCTAATTTACCATTTGAGTATTATGAAAATAAATATTTAAAACAAGGATACACTGGTAATTTACTTTATAGAAAAATATTAGAAGCTTCAAATAGGACAAATAAAGAAGTAAATAAACAATTAGGAATAATATAATAAGAACTGGAAGGCACTTAATAAGGTGTCTTTTTTAGTTCGCAATAGTAGATATAAATATATATAAATACTTATAAATGGCTATAAATAAAGGTTTATGAGTATAAATGGATATAATCGGAAATAGATAAATAGTGTGTATAAATAGATAATAGATATAAATGTTTACAAATAGCTATAAATAAGGATTTATAAGTGTGAATGGATATAATTTTCTAGCGAGAGATTATATATGGTAGCTATAAGGAAAAAGTAAATGAAAAATTTGGTATAATATAATTAATAAATATTAATATAAATGGGGGCGTGCTAAATGTGTAATAAAAAAATGGAGAATTGGTTTAAATGTAAAAAATGTTTTAGGGAAATAGTAGCTGAAAAAAGTGTATTTGATGATGCATATAAAGGACAAACTCTATGTGTTAAATGTAGAATAAAAAAAGAAAAAAGAAATGCTACAAAAGCAGAAGCAATGGCCTTAATTGCTGAAGAGTCAATTGATACAGCAATTAGAGAATCTATGGCTAATTCAAACAATATAATTACTTTAGATGATATGTAATTTATTCTTTACATATTGTTTTATATCAAGAGCAGAAATGCTCTTTTTATTTTTTATAAAGGGTATAAAATAAGTAAATATATTCGCATAAATATTTTACTTGTCTCTACTATGGTAGAATATATAGTGGGGAGGGATAATTATGGATTATAAATTATTAGATGAACATTTAGAATTTATACAACCCTATTTAATAAAATGGTTTAGAGAATACAATATTTTGATGTTAGAAGCTGATTATAAAATATATAAATATGAAGTCTTGGATGGATTTATTAATAATCCAAGAACATTAATATGTCAAGGATATATTAATTCTATTAAAAATGCATTTAAGGAAATGATTAAATCTTATTACTACTCTGTTTCAGCTAATTTAATTGAAAAAGAACTTTTAAAAGAAGGACAAGAATGGAGTGGCTATTGGAAGTATGAGATAAAAAATTATTATTGTAGAAATCTTATTCCACAATTTTTCTCTATCTTGGATTATATAGCAGTAATGATAAATGAATTATCTAAACAGCAATTAATTACAAAAATATATTTAGTAAATTTTAAAAAAATAAAGCATGAATTATCAAAATACATAAAGAATGATTATGTAGGATGGTTAACTAACAATGATATTAGAAAAATTAATACATTAATACAATGTGCTTATTTAAACATAACTGATGAAGAAAAAGAAGTTTTAAAGCCATATAGGAATAAAGCCATTCATAGGTATTTAATCGGAATTGATGAAATATTAGTCAATACTCATCGAAAAGAATTAACAAATAAAGATAAAAAAATGTTTCAAGTAAATCAAGGACATAAATATAGCGTAAAATTTAAGCCTGAATATAATTTTAATCAACTGATAATAATTATAGAAAAATTAATTAATAATTTAGATTTAATGATATCGGAATTAATGAGACTAGATATTATGAAAGAAGTAATAAAAGTAAAAGAGCCTACTAGTTAGTAGGTTCTTTTTTATTATAATTTTAGAGGTGGAGTGTGGAATTAAAAGTTTGCGAAGAAAAGGATAGAGGAAAAAGAATTGATAGAATAGAACAAACCCAATCGAGGACAGATACTAAAATCGAGAATTATAATACAAATATTGAATTTTATAGGTGAAAATGATATTATAGTTATGATATTACAAAAGGGGTACTTATATGAAAAAACTTAAAGAAATTAAAAATATAGATATAATTATATTAATATCCAACATTTTATTAATAATATGCTTTATAAATTTAAAACATTATTCTGTGAGTAATAAAATTACGATTATAGGATTAATCTTTTTTTCTATAGTATATTTTTATAATCAGGATTATGTAAGAAAATTAATATATGGACAACAATACAAAATAATGTTTGATATAGATAAAATAATAAAGGATAATAAAAAGAATGATATTAAAATAACTTTAAATGAAATAAAATATTATTATGATAACCCCAGCAATAACTATAGCATAGAAGAATATTTAAGCAGGGCTTATAAATTAGAAAATAATTATTCAGGAATGGAGAATATGAAATATAGTGCATTAGCAGGTATTATGATGTTGTGGGCTACAGAACTTTCACAAGAATTTACATATGTTTTTGACAAAAATAAATTTAAATTTTTTCCTTTAATACTTGGAATTACTTCAATATTTATGATTATATTAATTATTATTTCAATATTCGTAGTTTTTAAAATAATAAATTTTTGTTATTTTAAACCTACTATGGATAGAGGGTTAAATAAGATAATAAATGATACTGAACGTAAAATAGTAAATGAAAAAATAAAGCAATTTATAGAATAAAAGAGTTTGTTTAATATAGACTCTTTTTATTTTATAAAACATTGCAAAAAATAGTATGCTTCTTAGAAAGTAATAATAAATTACTAAGTTCCAGCATATAGGGGTTTTTTCCGATGTTAATAAGAACAAAGAAATATTTAATAGTTTTAATTAAAAATAATATAACAAAAAGAGAGATAACAATTTTAGTTTTTGTATCTCTCTTTTTATTATATTAACATTAATTAAATTTTCAATAAACAAATTAAAAAGAGAGGATGTGTATTCTATGGAACAAGAAATGATGAAATATATGATAAGCCAAGGTGCTTTTGCGGTTTTATTTTGTTACTTATTATATTTCGTACTTAAAACTTCAAAAGAAAGAGAAGAAAAGATGCAAAGTACAATTGATAAAAATCAAGAGGTTATTGGTGATTTAGCTAGAAAATTTGATGTATTGGAAGATGTTAAAAGAAGCGTAGATAAGATAGAGAATAAATTGGAGGGATAGTATGGATAGGGTATTAAGAAAAGTAACAAGTGCTAGATGGTTAATAGCAGTAATAATGACTATAGTATTTGCTATATTAACAATTAGAAATATTCTAAATACAGAGTTTATTACTATTTATACTATGGTTATAGCATTTTATTTTAGTAAGGATAGAAATGAAGTAGGTAATTAATGAAGATAGGAATAGACTGTGGGCATACATTAAGTGGTGCTGATTATGGAGCAGTAGGAATAAAAGCAGAAAGTAATCTAACTAGAGAAGTAGGCACTAGAGTAATAAGTAAATTACAAGCTTTAGGTCATACAGTTATTAAGTGTTACAAAGATACTTGTAATAGTTTAAATGATAGTTTAAGTTATAGAACTAATACGGCTAATAATAACAATGTAGATTTATATGTATCTATTCATTTTAATTGCTATAACGGTAATGCTTATGGAACAGAGATTTTAACTTATGAAGGGAAAGAATTATTAGAAGCTAGAAAAGTTTTAAATAATATCTGTTCATTAGGTTATACAAATAGAGGTATAAAAGATGGTAGTAATTTATATGTATTAAAACATACAAAAGCTAAAGCTATGCTTATAGAATGTTGTTTCTGTGATAACTCTGGAGATATGAATAGGTTCAATGCCGAAAATATGGCTGACGCTATAGTTAAAGGTTTAGTAGGTACTACAGTAGCTACACCAAGCAAACCACCTATAAATAATAATAGTTGGATTAATTTAGATGGTAAAACAGGTACTATATGTACTCCAAGTGGTGTAAATATTAGAGAAAAGAAATCAACTTCTAGTAGAATATTAGGGGCTTTACCTAATGGGGCAAAGATTAGATTATATAGAAAAGAGGGAGAGTGGATACATATCTATTATCCTTCACATGGTGAATATATTTATGGGAAGTATGTAAAATATTAAGTTTTATTTTTTTTGAATGATATTTTGTAAATTGTTTTGTTCTTAATATATCCAAAGTTTCATATTTTATTTACAAATATTACATTTTTGTTATAATTAAACTATATTAACAAGAGGGGGATTAAGGACATGAAAAAGAATTTTAAATTAATAATAGGTGGACTTATTATATTTATTGCAGGGTATTTTATAGGCGATGCTACAGCAATTGGTAGAGTTAATAAACAAATTGGTCAAAGTACGGATAAACAAGTTTCTAGTACAAAAGAGGAAGTAAAGGAAGAAAAGAAAGATATAAAAGCAGGTGAACAATCTCCTGTAGGGAATTTAGGGGTTAAAATTTTAGAAGCTAAAGAAAGTACAGCTATTTCTAATGAATCAGGTAAATCAACTCCAAGTGGAAAGTTTATAGTTATAAGATTAGAGTTGAAAAACAATGGTGAGGAAGCTACAGAATATAATACTAATGAATTTGCCCTAAAAAAAGATAAGACAGTATTTGAAGTTGATGACAATGCTTTTGAAGCTTTAGGACAACTTAATAGCCAAGAAACTATATATAATAAAAATAGTAATTTTATTGGAGCATACGATAAGTTTAACTCTGGTATAACAAAAAATACTTATATTGCTTTTGATGTACCTAAGGAAACTAAAGTAGAAGATTTAAAATTAATTACAAAACATAATAAAGGAATACAATTTAATCTTAAATAATTATTTATAAAAAATATTAGAATTTTTACCACATTATGTAGGGTAGAGTATTAATTTACTTTACCTTATTTTATTTTTTTGTGTATTAGAACACAATATATATAGTATTAAAATATCTTTGATTTACAAAATTATATTGTATACCACATAAAATATAAATATGCTATAATAATTGTAATGTATGGAATAATCTTAAAAATTGAATATTGAGTTATAACATTTACAACACTTTATGAATTATACCTACAGAAATACATGGAGTTAAGGGCATGGAATTTAAAAATGTAGTTATTGTGAATTGTAATGAAGGTAATATTCCTTACAGTAAAGCAGATGAAGAAGTTAATATAGAGGAAGAGAGAAGACTTTTTTATGTAGGTATCACAAGAGCAAAAGAAAACTTATATTTAACTGTACCAAAGGTTATAAGAGGGAAAAATAAAGAAAACTCTAATTTTATAAAGGAATGCAAGTTAGATAAAGAATTATTAGAAAATGATTATTTTAAAGGAAAAGAAATAGTGATTCATAAGGTATTTGGTGAAGGAATCATTGAAAATCAAGGGGAAAATTATGTAGAGATAGGATTTTTAGATGGAACTAAAAGAAAATTTGATAGAAATGTTATAACTAAAAGTAATATTATTAAAAAGAAAAGTGTATAA